GTTGTCAATGCAGTCGGTGCGAAGATGGAAGCCGTAAAAAGTAAATTCGGTGAAGCATTTGGCAATGTGAAAAACACCGTAATGACTATTTTTGAAAACATCAAAAACGGCATTGTTGAAAAGATTACGGCGGCAGTTGACACAGTTAAAAATGTGTTCACTAAAATTTCTGATACTGTATCATCTGTATGGGACAAAATAAAAAGCCTGCTGAAAGCACCAAAGATTGTGCAGACAGGAACTGTTACGGTGATGGGGGTTGATACACCTATTCCAAAATTCGGATTGGATTGGAACGCCAAGGGCGGTATTATGACACGTCCAACTGCATTTGGATTTGCAAACGGCAAGATTCAAATGGGTGGCGAAGCAGGGGCTGAGGCGATACTTCCACTTTCGGCATTTTGGCGAAATTTGCAGGCATACACCGAAAACAGTCAAAAGAAAAGTCAGGGAAACAATGATATTAATATAAACGTCACCATTAATGCAGGAAATGCGAACGAAGAAGAAATGGCGGCACGATTTATAAATATAGTTGTACCTGAAATAAAACGACAGTATGCAATTTTATAAAGGAGTGAGGGAAATTGTTAGATTTTTACCTAAGCGTAAATAACAGCGAGGAGGTAGTGCATATTCCTGTCACTCCTTCCTCTTTTTCTGTGACAAATTCACAGTCGACAGAAACATTTGAATCAGCCGGATATGGCTGGATTAAAATTATAGGAAATACCGAATTGCGAGGTATTTCGTGGGACGGAATATTCCCTGTCCATGACTATCCGTTCAGACGTGATGCGTCAATGGAAGGTCAAGAATACTACGAAAAATTAAAATCGTGGCAAAAACGAAAATTGCCTGTTCGTTTAGTGATTACATCAACCGGTTTTGCAAACATCAGCATAAATATGGCTGTAGCCATAGAAAAATTAGATTTTGATGTTGGCACAACAGGTGATTTGGATTATTCGATTGAATTGGGCGAAGTAGAGCTGTTAAATGATACGGAGGATACAAATATGGCACAGTTAGACGATTTGGCGGCAAGAATGGACGCAGTCGAAAAACGGCTGGATTCATTGGAAAATGAAAAAATCTATAACTATATGGATGATAATATGCCTGATTGGGCGAAACCTACGATCCAAAAATTAATGGATAGGGGTTATTTGAACGGCACCGGTGATAATGAACTGGGATTGACTATGGACATTATCAGAATGTGCGTGATGATAGATAATGCAAACGGTTTTGAGGGTTATACCGTTGATAGTATGCCTGATTGGGCGAAACCTACGATTGAGAAAATCAAGAAAAAGGGTTATTTGAACGGCACCGGTGATAATGAACTGGGACTGACAAAAAATATGATTCGCATATTAGTTATTTTAGACAAAGCCGGAGCATTTGGTGATTAAATATGGCAAGTGGACAGGATTTAGTTAAAATTGCACAGGCTGAAAACGGCACAAAGGAAAACGGAACGAATAACGTCAAATATAATACATGGTTTTACGGACACGAAGTAGACGGAAGTAATTATCCTTGGTGTGCGGTATTTGTTTCGTGGTGTGCGGATAAAGCAGGTATTACAACAGACATAATGCCTAAAACGGCAAGTGCCGGTTATTTTGCACATTATGCAAATCAGGGACATGGTGAGGTTTTCACCAATAAAAATCCCGAAGCAGGTGATTTGTTTTTAATAAATTACAATGGTTCGGATTGGGCAAATCATGTAGGTATAGTTGCATCGTGTGACGGTTCCAATATCACAACGATTGAAGGCAATTCATCCGATATGGTTCGATCCAGAACGTTATCAATGTCCGGATTGACGTTTGTTCATTTTAATTTGGATAGCAGTAGCGGAATGACTGCCGCTTGGACGGCACGAGAAGTACCGAATATCGGCAGGGATTTAGCCACAAAAGCATATATGGCATATCAGTTATACACTGATAAATCATCAGGCGGATATAGCTATTTATGGGGCAGTAATTCGACAACTGCAAATGGTGGACTACGAAAATACAAAGAATTCTATTGTGTAGCAATGGGTTCATACTACGGTCCGGACGGAACATTTATCAAAGTGGAATTTGATGACGGCAAGACGATTTATTGCGTAAAGGCTGACGAAAAAAAAGACAGTGAAACAGATAGCAAACATATGTATCACGACTATCCGTTTGATCGTAATGTATTGGAATTCATTATTGACAGAACAGTTGTGCGAAATAATGATGAATTTACATCAGCATTAAATGCTGCCGGTATAAACCGTTCAGCACGAATCAAGGCAATATGGACTTCGGACAGCGAACCAACCTACGGCGGTGCAGGAAGCACAACGGCAGAAAATGAAAAAGAATATCATTTTATTGATACAAACGAGAAAATTTCCATACATCCGACAATATTCAAACAAACACCAATGCAGTGTGACCGCCATAATGGCGGTTTAACGGTGTTATGCAACGATATTGATATATCGTCATATGTGGGGGATATATCGTGGCAAAATACCAAAGATACGCTTGCAACGCTATTCAATTTCAGCGTTCCAAAGGCAGGTGATATGAAGTACATCAATATGTACAAACCACAAGAGGGCGATATTATTCGTTATAGCGGCGGTACACAAGAAGATTTTAGGGGCGTAATTATCGAAGTTGATGACGGCGATAATTACGTTAATAAATATGTTGCCGGTGATGTGGGACAGTATCTGAACAAAACCAGTGATACATATCAATTCACTGCAATGCGTGCTGACGATTGCATTAAAAAAATATGCGGTGATTTATGTATTCCTATTGTGATGATACCGGAATTACCGTTATTGATTACACAAATTTATGTGGACAAGGCGGTATCAGATGTTATTGCTGACATACTGACACTGTGCGGTGGTGTACATAATTTTGATTTTGTTCCTGACGGCATCAGAATTTATAATTGTGCGGATATGGTTGTAAATCCACAATTCAGAATATCGTCAAACACCGAATTGAAAGATTCGATAAAGTATATCGGAAACGTTGAGCATAAAACCAGCATCGAGGACAGAAAAACAAGCGTAAAGGTTATTTCGGATACAGATGTTTTAACAACGCTGAAAGATGAAAACAGCATTGCACAATTCGGTTTTTTGCAAGAAGTTATCAAAGTCGGTGAAAATGAAGACGCAAAGAAAGTGGCAAAAAACAAGTTGTCGGAGCTGAACAATACAAGCGAAACATATTCCGGTGAAATTATTGAAGAACTGAACAGCTATACCAGAGCCGGAAGTGTTATCGCTATCGGTGATGAAAAGTATTTGATAAATAGCAGTCAGCACAGTATAAAACAAGGTGTGCATTACAATAAATTAGATTTGGAGCGATTATGATATGAATAACGGATACACAGAATTGGCAAAAATGCTGAAAAATTTAAGCAAGGGTGAAACCTATGGTCCTGTATTCGGCAGAATAACGCAATTACCGGATTTAATCATAACACGCAGTAACAATATACAACTGACAAAAAATCACGTTGTAAGCATTGTAAATCTGTATGAACGTGATGCCGAGGGAAGATATATTCACAACGGCAAGAAAGTTGTCCTGTTACCGTATAACAACGATAACAGTTATATTGTGTTGGGGGTGATTCAAGATGGCTGATTATGTTACGACAGAACCGGCATTTGATTTTGAACGTGGTGATTTTGTTATTATAAACGGTCGTCCGAAAATGGTTGTCGGTATGGACCGATTACGAAGTTGGATAGGCAAGGTACTACGAACGCAAAAAGGACGGTACAAGATATATAACGGAACATCATACGGAACGAGAATTAAAGATACATTTGTAGGTAAAACATTCACGCATGACTATATGCTATCTGAAATTCAGCGAGAAATTACTGAAAATTTAGAGAAAAACAAGGATATTGTCAGTGTGGACGGTTTTTCGGCAAAAGTAGACGGAACGCATTTAACAGTTGAATTTACTGTTACAACAGTGTACGGAACAACGGATTTGAAGGAGGCACTATAATGGCAGAAACAATAACATCTATAACGGAACGTCTTCTGGCAGAGGTGCCGGAACAATACGATACAACCGAAGGTACATACACATATGACATTGAAAAATCTGTTGCAGTCGAATTTGACAATGCATACGACCAATTAGAAACGGTACGAAAACAATCGCACGTTTCGACTGCCAGTGGCACATATTTAGAAAAATGCGTTGCACATTTTGGTTTGTATCGAAAATCAGCAACGTATGCAACAGGAAATATAATTGTTACAGGAACAACAGGTGCAGTTCTGCCTGCCGGTAGCAAAGTGGCAGCCGGAAACGTTATGTTTACGGTGAATGATACGGTGACAATAGGTGATGATGGCACTGCATCAGCACCGGTTATATGCGATACGGCTGGAACACAGGGGAATGTGTCAGCTGGCTATATTAATCGTTTCCCGGTTACAATCAGCGGATTGTTACGGGTTACGAACGAACACGCAACCACAGGCGGCAGCAATGACGAAACAGATACGCAACTGCGTGAACGATATAATGAATATATATCCCGACCTATTACCAGTGGTAACAAATATCAATATATATCGTGGGCAAAATCCGTTCCGGGAGTAGGTGACGCAAAGTGTATTCCACTGTGGAATGGGCCGGGGACGGTCAAACTCATCATTGTTGATACAGAAAATCAAATAGCTCCTGCGGAATTAGTAAAAAAAGTCAAAGAATATATTGACGATTTAAAACCGGTTGGAGCGGATTTGACAGTCGGTACAGCGGAAGAAATTGCAATCAATGTTTCGTGCAAAATCGAAATGACGGGAAATGTCACAGAGAATATCAAAAAAAATATATCTGAATATTTGACGAAAATTTCGTTTTCAAAGGGTTATGTATCCTATGCGAAAATAGGACAGGCTATTTTGAATACGGATGGTGTAACCGACTATACGAATTTGACAGTTAATCAATCTACAAATAATGTCCCGATAACTGAAACACAGATTGCAGTGTTGGGGGTGTTGAAAATTGACTAACATTGAAAATCTGTTGCCGAAATACTATAAAAAATCAAAATATATGCACGGATTATTACATCCATGTGATGTTGAATTTGATAGATTGTACGATAAATTGGACAGAACATTGAAAAATCTATCGGTTGATGACGCTGATGAAACAGGCATTCACGATTTTGAAACAGATTTTTTAATACCGTTGTCTGATGATACGTTGGAATTACGGCGTAGTAAAATAAAAACAAAATTTTTACATACGGCAACTACAACGTTTGAAAATCTGCAAAATATAGTTCGTGCATACGATAACGGTGCGAGTATCAGCGAAGATAATCCCAATTACAGAATAAAAATTCAAAGTTGCAAGCCGTTATTACTGCAAGAAATTTTAAACAGTGTCAGTGAAATCATTCCTGCACATATTGCTACCACTATTGAATTAGATGAACAACAGCCACAGGAGCATAAAACTGCTGTTGTCTGTATATGTGCAGTGTCAAAAACCTATGAAACTGTTGGATTTGATAATAATGTGGCTGATGATGGAATTATAAATTGTGCGAATTTTGAAAAATTCGCAGTGATTGACGGTTGTTCCGGTGAACAAATCCAAATGGCAAAATACCGTACATTTAAAGAAATGCAACAAATTGATTATGAAACCGCGAAAAACAAAACGTATGCAGAGCTATTGTACAAGGAGGAGTAAATATGGCAGAAGAAAAAAAGATTGAGGGTTTTTCAAATATAAAATTTACGGCATCCGGTTTGCTGCTGGAAGCAAAATTGAAAACAGGTGTACCGCTGAAGATTACCCGTGCAGTTATCGGTACGGGGTATTTAGATGACGGTGAAGACGTAGCAAATTTGACGGCACTGAAATCTGAAATTGAATCGCATCAAACCGGAGTAACGTCATCATCTGCAACAGTTGATATTACAAATGTGTCTGTTGTGGCAGCCGGAATGACTAATTTGCGATTAAAAATAAAAAACGGCGATACACCGTTTTATCTGCGTGAAATCGGTATAATGGCACAAGACCCTGACTTGGGTGAAATTCTATATTTGTACACAAATTGCGGTAACGGCGCACAGGCATTCCCTGTGTTTGATGGTAGCAACCATGTGTACAGAACGATTGATTTTTTGAATATTATATCAAATGCGTCAGATATAAATGTGAATGTCACATTAAAAAATGAGGTTACTCGTGAAGATTTTGAAACACACCGAACTGTAACGGTATTAGACCACCCAGACGGTAGCGTCACATCTGAAAAATTGGCTGATGATTGTGTTACCACAGAAAAATTGGCAAGTGATATTCGTAGAAAATTTACAGACATAAATAGTAGCATTAATCAACTTAATTCGGCAATTAAGTTAATTAATACTGCTGTGTCAACTACCTATTTGAAATATTTCTTTAGTGCCCAAATGTCTGATTGTGATGATATTACAGATTGGGATTGCGCATCATATCAAGAATATCAAACTAATGGGTATTCAAGCAGCAGTGTTCTAAAATTAACCGATAAATCTGTTGTATTACCGACAAAAAGTGAGAATCCTATATTTTTTGTTTCATATTGTACCGATAATGATGATGAAATAGAAATTGTACAAGAATTGCTGTATAGCAATGGCAATAATTATGTGCGTAGAAAACAGTTGTGGTATTACATATCGGGTGTAACTGCAAAACCTAAATGGACAGAATGGATGTCCGGTGGCGCAATTCGTATTTTGGAAGGTGATGTATAATGGCAACGACAACAGAAAAAGGATTTCAAATACCGGGATATGCAGACAAGGCAGACGTTCCCGGAATGGTAAAAGACAATGTAGAAACTGCGGAAGAACATCTGAAAGCTATTTCAAAATCAATGTCAGACATATCATCTAATATTAATTCATTAGACAGTACACTGCAAATAATGAATGCACAGTTAGGCACAATGTCAGAGACTTTAGACGAAGTAAATGGCGTGACGGAGGAAACATCATGACGATTTGTGAAAAATTCAAATTAATGATGGCATCATTTGCGGATATTAAAGCGGCTATCATTGAAAAGGGTGTCACCGTTACAGGTGGATATTCGGAATATGCTAAAAATATACGCAAAATATATTCTGATGAAAATTACACACCAGAATATCAATATCCTACCGAAAAACCGCCGATAATGCAGTATTTAATTAATCTGTATAATCGTATAACATTCTGCTATGCGGTTAAGCAGGAAATACGACAGGCAATTATAGACGGCGGCGTTGATGTTCCTGATGATACCCCTTTTTCAGAATATGGCGATAAAATTCGTCAAATACAGCGTTTTGAGATTACGACAAGTAATTTGTATTTGGGCGAATATAAGACGGAATGTAGAGGACAATTAACTGCACAGGGCGGAAGTCCACCGTACTCTTGGGAACAAACTTGGGGTTCCAATATTCCCGGTATCACAATGACATCAGACGGAACTATATCAGGAACACCAATGCAAACAGGCGGCTATAATTGGGGTGTTCAAATGACTGATAGCAACGGAAAAACACTGTCCAAAGATATTTTAATCAGTGTCAGACCTAAAACGTTGAATTTCAAGCAGACTGGAGAACGTTCATTTTTATATGACGGCCAACCGCATACAATCACGGCAGAATGTATTAATGACAGTGATGTTGAATTTGAAATTTATTTCAACGATAACGGCAGTGATGTTTTGAGCATGACAAAATGCGGTTCAAACAGAGGATATGTACGAATTACATCGGCGGATAAGTCGTGTTACAGAATAGGTGAATGTGATTTGTATATGTCAATATCAGCGAATGCTGTTAATGTAACATCAGATAAAGTCCAATCGGTAAAATACGATGGACAGCCACATAGTTTCAATGTTGAATTGTCAAAACAATGTGACGTGAATGTGAAATATAAAACATATTCTGCGAATGATGATACATTCAATGTGAACGAGGATGAATATACAACGGTTTCACCCACCGAGATTGGGAAATATCGTGTATATATATCGTCATCATCATACGGATATATCATTCGTGACACATATGCAGGATACAATAAATATTTCGGCATTTTGAATATTACGGAGGGGTAGCATGAGCAGATATTTAAAATTTATATGGGCAGGTATATTTCTATGCCCAAAACCACTGTATTGGGTAATGATGGGGTTGGTTGCTGTTATTTTTGTAATGGGGATAATCGCCAACAAAATAGTTGACAATCCGTACGGTGATGCGGAACAGCAGTATAAAATTACTGTCGGTTATATTATCAAAAACGGTAAATCAGTACCGTATAAAATATTTTATACGGACGAGCAAACCAACAAACGCACAGAAATTCCGTCTAAAAATGTGACAATTCAGCATATTAGCGATAGCATTTATGAAATTTATGTCCG